AGGATTTTGAAGATAATGAATTATGTGAAATTGCGTATGAAGATCGTTTTAATTCGTTAAAAGAAAAATTAGAATTAGATGATGTAATATATAAAAACAAAATTCAACTCATTGATACTGAATTTGTCCATAACGAACAAGAAATGCGCGATTTTTATAAGAAAATGGTAGAAAAAGGTAAAGAAGGCGCAATCATAAAAAACATTAACGGCAAATGGGAGAATAAGCGTTCTAATGATGCGGTTAAAATGAAAGAGGAATTTGAGTGTGATTTGAGGGTTACTGGTTTTATTCCACACAAGAAAAAAGAAGGTTGGATTGGCTCACTGGTTTGCGAATCATCCTGTAGTCAGTTAAAGACTAAAACTGGTTCTGGTATGCGTGAAGGTGGAGGCGTATCTAATTTAGATCGGACAATAGACCCCAATTTTTACCTTGACAAAATAGTAAGGGTAAAATACAATGCCGTCATTAATCGCAAGGGAGAAGATTTAAAATCTCTTTTTCTCCCGATAATTCAAGAAGTTAGGTTTGACAAAGACGAAGCCGATAGTTTAACAAAAATTGAAGGAAAGTAAAATGGATGAAAAAAATTCTGGAAAGCCTGATTGGTATTTTATTTTTGGTTATCTTTTCGCTGTCTGTTACGGTATTAGTTTTTATGTGGCTTGTTATTACCTTGTTACATTCATTTATGACAAGTTTTAAAATAAAGGAGGTATGATCACGCACAATTTTATTTTAAACTCAGCAGAAAGCAAATTTGGACGTTTGAACACTATTTTCTAACCATAACAACGGAGTATTAATGATGTATTGTAAAGGATCGTATTGCACAAAGAACGGATTGGATGAAAACATTTGCTGTTATCTATGTGAAGAAAAGGCAAAATGTGAACTAGAACAGAAATGTACCGAATTGAAATATAAAGGCGATGAATTTGAACATACCGATTGTATTTATTTTCTAAAACTAAAAAGGGTGGTGTAATATGACAAACAATAATATTGGAGCAATGATTATTGAAATTGATGCTCTTGAAACAGAAAAAAATAATATTGATGAGATAATCAAACAGAAAAAAGAAATTCTACAAAAGCAAATGGAAGAAAGTGGAGTTTTTGAACATAGTGAAAAAAATAAAAATGGTATTACTATTACCTGTAAAGTTATTCACAAAGCAAAAACAGAAATGGTTAAAAATGCAAAAGCTAAAATTAAAGATTATCTAGGAGTAAAAGGATTTCTTCAAATCGCTAAATTCAATATGTCTGATTTGAGGAAGAAATTGACGGATGACCAATTCAATGAAGTTGTTGTTGAAAAAGAAGGCCCGAAATTTCTCAAATTTACCCGTAAGTAAAGGTTTGTTATGAATAAACTTAAAAATACTGATGGTTGTCCACCTTATATTGTCGTAAAAAATAATGAGAAAGATAAAATTACCGGGTTTCCCAATTCAGTATTATCACAACTTATTCTTTCTCTTCCCAATATTGAATATTGGTCTAAGGAATCACTCATTATTTTTTACAAAGAAATTGCGACATTCATTGCAGAATATTCTGAAGATGCAAAGGAGTTTTGTGATACTAAAAAAGCGGGTTATACCAAACAGGCAAATTTTATCTTAGACTTTTCTAAAAAAATTGATGAAATTTTTGAAGATATGGATGCAGAAGCAGTTTTGCAATCACTCTTTAATCAAATTTTATCGTCTGAAGGTCTGAGTATGCAAAGAGGAAAATATATTTAATTTATCTCTTTACAAATCAAAATTGTTATGATAAGGTTATTTCAAATATTATCTTTTAACCCGAAGCGAAAGGAGATTATCATGAGTGGAACTATTGATGAGATTGTCAATCAGAAAATGAATCGGGAAAGCGAAATTGACGAAAAAATTAGTGAGAAAAAACAGAGAATTAAAGAAATTGAAAGGGAAATGGATGATGTAAAGACAACAAATTTTTTTAATGTGTTTCTCGGATTTCTCTTTTTTGTATTTCTAGTATTCATCGGGGTAAACTTTTAAAAAGGAGAAAATATTATGGGTATGACAAGAGCCGAAAAGAAAATTCGTTACAATGAACTTAAAGATGAACTGAGAAACACCAAAAAAGAATTGTCAATTCTTGAGGATATGGATTACGAAATTCATTCCAAAAAGCCTCTAAATAAAGCATTAGCTATAATTATTTGGGGATTCGTTTTCTTCACTATTCTATATTATATTATTTGAGCATTAAATTAAAATAAGTGCTATCAGGCACAATTTTGGTAGCACTTATTTTAATAATCTTTTCCGATAACAATTTTCAATTTCAAAAAGGAGTATCGAATGAAAATGCAAGACACCCTACACAATGTAATGAAATATGAATTTATGATCGCTCTTGATGAAGCACAAAATATCGACAAGCAGGTTGATAATGATATTGTTGTAACGCTAGGTGAATTTGTGATCGAAGGGACACTTCTTAAAACTCAATCGAAAAAAATTAAAGACAAGGAAAGTGGGGAGTACGACATTTACAAACAACTCACAATTGAAGTGCATCGAATTTCACAAAATGAGGGACAACAAGTAATGTTCCCTGAGAAAAAGAAAGAGTATTTTGATGAAATCGAGGTTGATTGATGCACGATATTCAGTTAGAAATTTTAAAAAGAAAGGGTAAGGATAAAGCCTCTAAAATTATAGATATTATCTTAGAAATTTCGCGGGAACGAGATATGGATGAAGAAGAAATGTCTAAATTAATCAGGGGCGATAGGAATATTTTTGAAATGCTTAAAAGGGAATGTTTAGAAAACAATCTTTTGAAGCAGAGTAAAAAAGAATACTTTGTAATTATTGATGAATTATTTGAATGAGAAAAACGGGATTTAAAGCCTTTTGGTTTTATAATACAGTAACAAAAATGCATTTCGGCAAAGGCAAATACAATGTCATGGAACAAAAATTGCCACGGAGAGAGGTTTTTGTTAAATCATGGAATGATAAATATCGCAATCGAAGCGGCCATCTGTTCCAAAAAATCGAAAAGTATTTGCCTGAAAAAAGATATTCTTATATCAAACTGTTTGCTTTTTATTGGATTAAAAAATCTAACTACTATGTGACTGATATTTTTTCCGATGATTTTAAACTTTATAAAACATACGAATACGAGTTGAATAATTTGGAAGAAGTTGTGGAAAAAGATTTTATTAATATTCTAAATTTCTGTCAATCAAAAGGCTTGAAACTCAAACAATTCTTTTTTTCTAAACGGGGTTTCCCGCCCGTTTTAAAAATATACGAAAAGGAAAAAATATCAGTCCATTCTTTAATCGCATTTAATATTGCGTTCAACATACATAATAGGATTGATACTAAAACCCTTGATATAATTGAAGAAGAAAAATTTAAAAAAATTGAACAAATTTGGGTCGATTATTACAAAATTGTGCTACCTTACTTTTCTAAAATTGATTGGAAACAATTCTTTAAAACCCTAATCTAAGGAGAAAACATGCAAGAACGTACAAATGATTTTACTGGTGAGGAATCAAATTATCTTGGTTCACTGATCGAGAAAGTTGAAGAAATTGAAAAGCAACATCCAGAATTGAAAAAAGAAAATATGAAAAAAATGATTTCTGAGGTCGAAGATGAAATTAAAAATGACGATAAACTTCGCCTTACTGATCTAATCGAAAACATGATCGAAATCGGCAAAAAACTGCCTCCACATAAACGTACAATTTGTAAAAAATGTGGTCAACCTTATATCCCACACCTACTAAAAAAGTTTCATGTGTGTCAATTTGAGGAAAAGGAATATACACGAAACAAATCTGGTCGGAAAGTAAATAACAAACCCGTTAAAAAACTAACAGTCAAAACACGAAAGGAAAGTTAATGGAAGAAGAATTTTCGGTTACAAAAGTGAACTAATCGAAATATTTAGAATTTGGAAAAACGAACATTATATGCACGAACCTGAAGATGTGATTCCTTTAGATAATGATGATTATCCCAAATATAGCGCAGAATATTTAATTTCAAAACTCGAACAACTTAGACTAAAAGGAGATTGATTGTATGAATTTTGCTGAGTATAAGAAGCAGAAAGAAAAACTGAAAAAAGCCACGGACAAGATTAAAGACGAAAAGCCTAGCTTTGCCGATGACCGTCTGTGGAAACCAACACCAGATAAAGCTAATTTTGCTGAAGCCCTGATTCGTTTTCTACCACAGCCCAATATGGAAAATGAGCCTGTAGTTAAACACTTTCATCATTTCATTCAGGAAGGAAATAAATATTATATCGAGCCATGCCTTACAAACTGGCAGGGTGAAGATGGAAAAGATTTAGCCTGTCCAGCTTGTGAGTATTTTTTCTCTCTGCGTGAAGAACTATTTGAACAGGGTATGAAAGAGGATGATGTTAAAAAAGCAACCGGAAAATATGTTCGCAAAACCGATCATTATGCGAATATTCTAGTAAAGCGTGACCCTCATAATTCTGATGCTGAAGGTAAAGTTTTTATTTATAAATTTGGTATGGGAATCATGAAGAAAATTAACGAGAAACTTTATCCCAAATCCGAACTTGATGAACCAATTAATATTTTCTGTATGGAAGAGGGAGCTGATTTTCGATTAAAAATTGATAATGCTGGTAAGCGTGATGCCGATTATTCATCCTCTTCATTTCTCGAAAAAACAGGCATTGCGTGTGATGAAGATAAATTTGAAGAAGTATGGAACAATCTACACAGTCTGGAAGAATGGACTGATCGCAGTAAAGTTAAAAGTTATGACGAATTGAAAAAATCTCTTTATCGAGTAGTCAAACGTAAACTCAATGATGATTCTGAATCAGAAAAATCAACCGAAAATCTGGACGATGTTTTTGATGGGGATGATTTTGAAGAACCAGAATCGAAACCTGAAAAAGAAACCCCGAAACAAAAGACGGTGGAAAAGGAAGAGAAAAAGAAACCGGCAGATGATGATATGGGAGTTATGGATGATTTAGACGGTTTTGATGATTCCGATTTCGATGATATGCTAGACGAATTTGATTAATAATAACAATGGCTAGGGGAATCTCCCCTAGCCATTTACTTTTCAATACTCTTTAAAATTTCACTTAGTTGTGCCTTAACTTTCCCCTCTTCACCCTCTTCAGTTCCACCACCTTTACTACTATTTGCCTCATGATTAATTTTACGATATTTCTCATGAATATTAAACAATTCTTTTGACGAATCCACAATCGTTTTAAGAATGGTTGAACTTGCCTCTGTCATGCGAGGCGTGGGGGCCGATTTTAATTCTTTTAAGGATTCTTTAAGAATCATATCTCCTAGATTGATAGCATTAAGCAATCTTTTTCTGATAAACATATAGTCAGAAATTCTATCTTCATCTTCATTCCCAAATACAATATCTAACTCTTCATACTCGAATTCATCGGGGGCTTCTATATCTAGTTTCTCTTCGATTCCTCTTAATTTCTGTGCCATAATATTACAACTCCTTTAAATTACTACATATTTTAAATTAAACAAAAATAATAGAAATTTTTCTTTACTATTAAATAAAACCTAGCTATAGTGTATTTACTAACTGGAAATGTAAAAGATCATTTATGTAATCGAATACTCGATATTTGACAATTAAAAAAGGAGTGTTATTAATGTGAATGTGTGTTGTTGTTCTTCAACAAACAGCAGGAAGGGAATCGTCATGAACAAAAAAATTGTATTTGCGAATGAGCGTCAGGCATTACTTTTTAACACCATCTTCAAATCTGAAATTATTAGCGGGTACTGGAAAAATGCAAGGCCACACGGACATGCTGAAATTATGAAAGATGTTGTTGCCGAACATTCCTATGATCTGCAAAAACATGGTTGTTACGGGTTTGAATTGCCTCTGAAATACAATTTTGCCGCTAATTCCCTGATCGGCACTGAGAAACGGGACGATCTTATCGCCATTGTCAAATTTTTCAGTGTGGTTCCTGATTATCCGATTGAGAATTATGAGGATGCACTATTCTACGGCAAAGACATACTCAATTTCAACATGAAAGAAATGAAAGAAATATTAAAAAATATCCATCATATCAATGAACAACTGAACGATAATAAAATCGAAACGATTGATGAAGAAAAAATCAAAAAATTGATGGATGTACGAAAGAGGTACGAGAAATTTGGGATTGATAACAAAATGCTGTTGAAAATAGAACAATATCCTTACAATCTCAGGGAATTGAGAAAAGATGCTATCGAAATGAGTAATATTATAAAATATGAATATGAGAATAATACTCAAAAGATAGCAAATAACACATAACAAAAAACGATAACGACACAATTTTAATTAATGGATTTGGTGTTAAACCTAAATCCCTATTTTTATGCAAAAATTAATCTAAAAATTTAGTTTAACATTTCTCTTTACATTCTCAATTCGATAGAGTAAAGTATCTTTACATTGTTGATAACACTAATCGAATGGAGGCGCGTATAAGAAAATGAAATGTCTTTGAGGTTGTAGATATTGCACTAAATCTTTAACACTGTTATTTGCTTGAAAGGTATGTTCTTAAATGAATTGTGTCAAATCTGAAAACTCACCTGTTATCGTTACTCTTGAAAATGGCAATGAAGTGGAAATTGAAACAACGGAAGATGGTAAATCGGTATCGAAAATTATCTATGGGGAAAGTATTATTAACCTCAATTTTTAACTAGAAATTGGGTTAGCATTTTTGCTAACCCAATTTTTTATTCAACAGTCTGTGTAATTTCTTCGGTCAATTCATCGTAATCAATAGACATTTTTAACAACTCTTCTTGCGTGTCTTTATCGTAATAGTTATTCTTGATATGGTGGATAACATTACTATCTGAAATTGGCTTATACAGCCATCCTTTAAGCGTAAACGTCATATCCGTAATAAGTGTTCTATTATTTTCTTCCCCAAATTCTGTTTCCATGCCAAACGTGACAGAATTTAATACAATAGGAACGTCTTTTGTCACTCCCAATTCTGGAATTTCTTTAATGGTCACGACATATTCTGGATCAAAAAATGCAGAAACCTGTTCAACGATTTGTAGCATATCATCATAATATTTTGTCCAAATTCCTAAATTAATGGTAAAGTCCCACGGAGAACCATCAAATAAAAATTTCTCTTCGCCTTCCTGTGTTTTATAAACCCTCTCATTTAATCGGTGTTTACGCCTTTCGGGGTCGGGTTGCATATCAGTAATTAAATATGAAATTCTTGGTAGTGTGATAGACACACTCTGATCGTCACTTCTTTGTAAATAATAAAATAGTTTTGTTTTGGCCGCATACGTTAGAGGAACTTTAATATCTTTTACTACGGTTCCATCATTTTCGGTACGCAATACATGAATATCATCCACAATTTTTGAAAAAGCGACCACATATTTTCTTAATATATTCCAATAAAAATGGTTGTGTCCTAACATTATATCTCCTTAAAATGAAAACGCCGCACGTTGATAGGCTATATCGTCTGTTTTTGTGTCCATATCATCCTGCACAATAACATTACTGCTATTGTTATTAAATTGCATATTGTTATTATTATTTTCCTGTGTTTGAGGATTTTCTTTTCGCTTATCATCTTCGCGCATTTTCACTTCCCTAATTCTATCCATATAACTTTCATCATCAGGTTTAGCTTTATAATTTTCAGTATTATTTTTAATTCTTTCATTAGTAGCTTCCATTCTTTTTCTTCTTTGGGTTGCTACAATTTTTTCCTTTTCCTCCTTTTCGGCTTTTATCTTCTCAAGCCTCTCAAGAGTTTTATCATCCCAATCATCATAATCTGCAATTTTACCAATTTCTTTTGATCGCAATTGAGAAATTTTATCCCAATCTTTTATTTCTGAATTCCCAATCATATTTTTATCAATCGCGCCCTGATCTTCTAAAGAGTCAACTAATTTTTCAGGTTCATCATCATTGCTAAAAAATCCCTTGATAAAATCAATTGGTTTTGCTAAAAAATCTTTAACCATCTTAAACATTTTTTCAATGGAATCGGGTAGGGAAGTTAAAAAATCCATTACCGGAACAGTAATATTATCAAACACCATATCCGTTATTTTATTTGTTGCATCAATAATTTTTTGGGCCGAAAAATCAAAACGCATTGAAGAACCAAACAGCCTCAAAAGACCATTAGCAATCATCTGAGGGATTTCTAACATAACGCTCAAAATTCCCGCTGAAGCCCCTAAAATTTTATCTCTAATGGTATCAGCATTAAACACTTCAGTAATGACTCTGTACGCCATTTGAAACGGTATAATAAGTTTTCCGGCAAGGCCACCGATCAATTTAGCGATTTTTCCTCCCGGCATTTTTGAAAGTGCTTTAATGGAATTATTTAAATTACCTTTAAGAACATTCAGACTACTCATAATTTTTGAGAATGTTTTACTAAAAAAATCACCAATTGAAGAAAGTTTTTTAATATGTCCTTTAAATGCAATAAACCCTTTTACCAATTTTGATTCTTTACTGAAAAAATTGCCAACAGAATTCAATACCTTGAGTTTATTTTTTAGGAATTTTAAGCCTTTAATCAATTTAGAATCTTTACCAAATATAAATTTAAAAGTATTCACAAAAGGCTTATACATAGCCGTCAAACTTTTCTTTAGTTCACTGGCAAAAGCAATCATTCCAATACCCAAAAGACCTAGTAATGTTTTAATAGGGCTTTTTTCTTTTTTATTATTATCTTTTAAAACTTCCAATTGTTCGGCAAGAAGTTCATTCTGCCTCAATTGAATTCTATTTTGCTTTTCTTCTTTACCTTCATCAAGAAATCCTAAAGCATTCTTTTTTTCTTCTGTTTTTACAATTATTTCTTTTTCATCATCAGTATTCACATCAGAAAATTGTTTTTCTATATTATTAAGAATGCCTTTCTGATCTACCTGATCTACTTGTTCTACATCAGAAAATTGTTTTTCTATATTATTAAGAATGCCTTTCTGATCTTTCAAAATTGTGATAATTTCCTTATCGTTCTTGCCCTGCTCTTTTAATTGTTCTACCTGATCTTCATTATCACTCAATAAAGAATTTTCATTTTGTTTCTTAATATTAACAATTTGTTCAAACACTTCTTTATTTTTAACACCACTTTCTAACAATACTTTTTTAATTTTATCAGTATCATTAGAAGTGGTATTATAAAGTTTAACCAATGCTTCTTTTTGAGTTTTGCGAGATACTTTTTCACCCTTTAATAAATCTGCAATTTTCTCATTGGAACTTTTTGTGGCTTCACGATACTCGCCATATTTATTAGTAAGAGAATCTAATTTATCTCCTAAAAGCATTAAAGCTGGTGTTTCTGTTACCATACCCGCAGTTTTAACCCAAAATCCCGGCTTTAAAATACTTTTAAAATCCATCACATTTCCGAGTGATTTTTTAGCACTATCAAATCTTGATTTTGTAGAATTTTTAACAATTTTTTTAGTATTTTCTCTGCGCTCTTTTCGATCAATCTCCGCTTGTTCCCGAATCGTCTTTTTAAGCGCACCACTTTCCTCACGCTGTTTTTTTAGGTGATTGACAACATCGAAAAAATCATTTTTTAATGTGTTAGTCTCAGCCATTTTTTTGTTCCTCTAATTTTTTGTATAGCTGTGCTGAATAAATTTCAAATTCATAAGGGTGCATATTGTCTATCTCAAATAACGAAAAATTCCCATAATATTTCATATCAAATAAATCAGTATAATAAGAAATTATACTCTTATAACTTACAATCAACTCAAGAACTTTAAAAAATCGTCAACCTTTTCTTCATGCTTATGTTTGCAATGTGGACAAACTGCATCAATATTAAGATAAACCCCAATTAATTCATCACTGGTTTTGAAGATTTTTTTAATTTGATCTTCCGTCATTTCTGAAATCATTTCTTTCAATTCGTCAATACTAAATTCCTTATAAATCTCATCCTTATAAAACACAGTTTTGGTTGAATATGCAGAACTATTAATATAAAGATCGTATTCATCCTGCATATTATCGTATTCGTACATAAACTGATATGCAGTTGGTTGCAATTCTAGTTTTAAATCATCTGTCACATCACATACCACGCTTCTCTTTTCCTCATTTTTATATTTTAATTGTTCATCAAGATCAATTTCAAACTCAAACGGTTTTCCGCATTCATCACATTTATTATGTTTCAATTCAATGATTGAGCCTTTAGAACTTGCACGAATTTTGACAGCTAAATAAAGAAAATCGACAATCGTAAGTTTTTTAAAATCAATATCATTTAAAATACACTGTTTGATAATCTCTTCAAAATTAGCAATAACATCATTTTTTTCATCACCCTCTAAAGCTGTTATAAACCCTTTTTCTTGCTTAATGGTGTAAGGCTTATACTTTACAACTTCATCCATAACCTTCAATTTTAGTGTGTGAATAGGGGTTGTTTCAATCTTTGGTAAACTCATTCTCGCATTCTCCTTTTAATTATTTTAAATTGTATACAATACTTGAAAATGAAAATGATATAGTTGCTTGATTAATACTATCATTTTCATCATATGACAAACTAACAGGATCAATATTTAGTGGATAAGCATCTTCTAAAACTGCTTCGGCCTTTTCATTACCATTTCTATCTAACAATATAATTGTAATTCTCCCCACATAATCATCCTTATATCCAAAATTTCTATTTTCATCCATTATCAATTTACTCCATTCGATAAAAAATCTTTTAACATGATTTTCTGTATCGAGATTAAACGTAATTGGAATAGGATCATAATCAACTTTATGGATTGAGCCATGCGATTTTCCATTGTAGAATGAATCAGTTTTTTCAAATGTATGAAATGGAAAATTAGCAGTCCTCACAAAATTTTGAATTTTTTCTAAGTTTGATAAATTCAAATTTGGAACATCGAAATGCACCTTAAATAAATTTGGCCGATAAAAATCTTTCACTTGTGATAAAAATGTATCTATACGCATAAAAAACCCCTAAATGTTTTTAAGTCTATCTATATTTACTTAAAAGCAATTAGGGGTTTATGGGTTTTATTTAATTTTTAAAATTGTTTAACTTACACGCTCCCAATAATCGTAACTAAAAGTTACTGTGTATTCTGAAACAGTGTCATTAGTTTCAAAACTCATTTCAACAGGTGCCATGTTGTTAGGATAAAGACCGACATATTTATATTCAGCAATTTCACTTCCCTTTGCGTCAAGCTGAATAATAGTTGCTTCCTTTTTATAATCATTAATGTTTTCTGCCCCGGTCACTTCATCATTTTTATTGATAGAAGCAAGCCACTCTTCCAACTCATTTTTAACAGCAAAATCAGTGTCAAGAGAAATGGTTACAGTCAAATCTTCAAACGTAGGATCACCAGCAAGTTTAATTTTACGATTTAGAAATGGATATTCAATCGTCCCAACAGTTGCCCCCGGCATTTGTGTGGATTTAGCAAGAAAGGTTAGTTTTTCGGGAATATCCTGAATCTCGAAACGATAGAGATTTGGCCTAGCCCCTGCGATAAAATTCGATTTAAAATCATCAACTCTCATGTGTTTTTCTCCTTTATATAAATTTAAAAGTTAGTTTTTCATATGTATATTTACTATCTTAATTATTTACTCAAATAAAAAATGGGAAGGTAAATAATTTTACCTTCCCAAATCATAACAAATTAAATTTCAGAAATCATTAAAACTTTTAGCCAATCAGTTCATTGAAATCAACGCCCGTTTTTGTTGAAATAAAGTTAAGAACAATGAATTCTGCGGAACGCTGTGCTTTGATATAAATATCGGCAACGAATTCATTCCTATCAATAACTTCGCCGGTATTATTTGTAGTATCGCAGACAACACGGAAATCATAGATACCTTGGCGACCACGAACATCTTTAAGGAAAGGTTCAACCATACCTTTGAAACGTCTACGGGTAAAACTATTGTTTTTCTCAAATAAGAAACTCTTAGACGCTGTGCTAATCGCCTTTTCAAGAACAATGAACAATCTACGCACATCAATACGATCAAAACTTGAAGGTTTGCGTAATAGTGTTTTCTGTCCTAGAACAACAGGCTCCCCACTATCCATAAATACTGGATTAACCCCATTTTTATATAGAAGATTACGCATTCCAAGATCAGGATTAATTGCGAATTTCACAACATTTTTAACTAGACCACGATTATAACCAGCAGGAGCAAACCAAGGATCGCGCACATCATCAGTATAAGCAAGAATACCAGCAACATCACCTGATAACGGAATCCAGCGATATTTATCATTATATTTATCATACTGCATTTTCCAGTTTCCGTAGAAAGCGGCATAAGATGAGCTTCTAGCAAGGGTTTCAGTCCTATATGTATTAATTGCATCTACTGCGGCAGATTCGGTAGCTTGTCCAACACAATCTTCTTTAGTCGCAGATAGAATTGCAATACAATCTTTACGAAGTTCACATACATTGTCAATAATATATTGTTGAATAGTGGCAGAAGTATTGGCACCATCAATAACAATATTAATATCAATGTCTGAAGGCTTAGCAAATAGATCGTAACCAGAAGTAATATCTCCATCTGTAGGATTACCGTCAACACCACCACCTAATGATGTTGCTAGAAAACTTTCAAGAGTATCAGTATTTGTAGTATCAACAAAGATATTGATATACTTTGACCGGCGATTAATAAAACTTTCTGCAAAAATATTGTTACCATTTGCATCTTGCTCAGTTTCATCAAATGATGCTAGAAATTGTTCAAGAATATTATCATCTTCATCAAGAACAACCAGAGCAAATTGATTTGTGTTTTGTGGTGCATAATCAAAAATTGCAGAAAAATTAACACCCGTTACAACTTCAGCCGTTTCAAAATCATTAAAATTGCACACAGCAACTTTTAGAGTATTACCAAATGAACCGGGATACTTGCCAAGAACATGAATTTTTTCATTAGCTAGGAAAGAAGTGGTAAATTCAACTGCCGCATCACTGTTTGGAATATAGGCTTCTTGAGAAACAGTGACAGGGGTACTATCAACGGCTAGAGTATCCATACCTTTTAGACCAGCATTTTTGGCAGTTGTATCATCAACAGCACGAACAACAAAAAGATTTTGTCCATACTGTAGAAAATTCCATGCTGAATACCAATCTTCATAATTAATGCTAGTTGGTTTTCCAAAATTTTCAATTAGGTTTCTCTCATTTGTAATTGCAACAGGTTCAAAACATGCTCCCCAACCAAATTTTCCAACCATACCCGTAATTGAAGTTGCAACTGCGGGTATGGTTGTGCTAAGGTCGATTTCGCGCACATTGACACTCGGACTAAGATAAAATCCCATTTTTATTTCTCCTTTATAATTAAATGTTAGTTTTTTCTTTAATAGTATTTACTCTTTACATAATTTCTAAATCATCATCCATCGAAAAACTCTCATTACCATCATTATAAAATCCTAATGGCAATAATTCCTCTTCCATTTTTGATAATTTATTATCATTTCTAATAAAATCAGAATCCAACCAATCCTCTACCCAATTTTTCCTACTAAAAAAATATGATAAGTGAATTAGTGGAGTGATTAAATCATCGTGATAACCATCGTCTGCCTCATACGATTGACCATGTTTGATAAATGTGGAAAACTGATTAATAGTATTAAAATCGACAATCTCTAATAACCCATTTTCAATATTATTTTTTAAATGACTACACCCTGCATTTTTGCTTCCTTTAGTCATTTTTATACCGAAAGTGTCTTTTGCATCTACATCTGTAGCAAAAAATACATTTTCATACTCTTCATCATAAACAAGATCGTTAAGTACACCGTCACCAATACTATTTGATTCAACAATAACTAATGCTTCATTATATTTTTCTGCAATAATTTTTATAATTGTGGGAAATTCGTTTGTTTTTATTTCATTATCTTCATAGACAGCCACTTGTTTATATGGCTTTTCGTCTACACAAAAAATTTGTATTGTCGAAAAGTCAAACGATTCTCCTAGACCTTCCGCAACGTCAACAATACATAAATATTTACTATTTTCTTTAGGTAATTGATATATTCTAAATTTACTATCCATAACTACTTCTTCGGGTTCATCGTGAACCATGTTTCTGAGGGTGTCGCCATTAATAAGAGTACCGGCAGAACCAAGAAATTCAGTTGAAAACTCTTGTTTAAATTTTTCTTCGCCAATTTCAGCAAGAGTTTTAGCTTTCCATTTTTCATCCCTTCCCGGCACTTGCCACCATTCAATACAAAACGGTGTGAATCCATTTGTTCCTCTTACCGCTTCTGTCCACATTTTGTAAAATGCATTCATTCCATTTGGGGTACTTACGACCACCACACGCGAATCGTCAGAACTTGAAATTGTTGGATAAACCGAAGTCCAAAATTCTTCAAACACATTTTTCTCAATAAATGCTAACTCATCACACAATAAATAATTAATGCTCATGCCACGCACAGCAGTTGAACTTGTGCTACTTGCAACAATTTTAGAACCATTAGAAAGAACAATACTACCCTTATTCCATTCAACAATTCCATGCTGAAGCCATAGCGGTAAATTTTCATACATCTTTTTAATTCTGGATAGAATTTCTCTTGCTATAGATTCTTTATTTGCAAGAATCGCCGCTGTTTTATTTGCATTAAAAAGAATATAATGCAAAATATCTGCCGCGATAGTGGTACTTTTTCCTGATTGTCTCGGAAATTTGACGATAACACGATCATTTTTATCGGTTATGTCTAGCAATTCATCCTGAAAATCGTAAGTATTAAACTTCATCAATCCTTTTTTAAGATTGACAATGTAAATATAATTTTTAATAAAATATATTTTATCTTTACTACATTTAACAATTTCCTTTAACTGTTCCTCTGAATATGAAAATGTGCTAGTATTGCTTCGCAGATTTGGATTGCCTTTATAATAAATATCTTTTACGGCCATGCTAAAAATCCTCACAAAATTTAATTTCCTTAATATATTTACTTATTGACAAGGATTTTAAAATGTTATATATTGCTTCAAAATTTTTGAAAGGAAATGATAACTAAATGATTGAATTGACAAAAACGCAAAACAAAATTCAAGATGATATTTTTGGATTAGTAAAAGAACAAATACATGGGGGATGTTGGCCCGATTGCATTACATTAGGGGGCTTGGCTGGCACAGGCAAAAGTGTATTGATAAGTTTTATGACTGATAAATTTCATAAACAATTAAATCTGAAAATTGCCTTTGTCACATTCACAGGCAAGGCTTCTATTGTCCTTTTTCAAAAATTAAAAGAGGCAAACGCTCTTAAAGATAAAGATTATGTTGGTACGGTTCACGGTCTGATTTATTATCCTGTTGTTGATGATAAGGGTGAATTAATCGCATGGACGAAACGTGAAAGTTTAGACTATGATCTAATTATTATTGATGAAGCCAGCATGATTTATAAGGATATGTATAAGGATTTGGCTTCTTACGGATTGCCTATTCTTGCTGTCGGGGATCATGGACAGTTGCCGCCTGTGGGGGAAGATAGTTTTAATCTTATGGCAACACCTGATTTTGTATTAGATAAAATTCATCGTCAAGCGGCCGATAATCCAATTATTAAAATGAGTATGTGGGCTAGAAAAGAGGGCAGAATTCCTATGGGAATTTTTGGGGATGAAATTATGAATGTTAGTATTCATTCTAAAGAAGCGAAAGAATCCCTTAAAAATTATTTACCGAATGAAAAGAATATTTTTCTCTGTGGGATGAATAAAACTAGAGTTAAAATCAATAGTTGGGTACGCAGAAAATTAGGATATGAAGAAAAACTTGTAGAAAATGAACGTATTATTTGTTTAAAAAATAATAAACAATTGGGTATTGTGAATGGCGCATTATGCGATTTGATTAGCTTTCAGAAATTGAGCGAAGATATTATTTTATCAAAAGTTAAAATGGATGGTTTTGAACGAGTAATAAAACCCTTAATATATTCAAAAGGGTTTGGAGTTAGCAAAGTTGAACACGTTTTTAAAGAAATGTTTAATGTGTAC